CAAAACGTGTTTATTGGCGGTCGTTTCCTCTCCGATTCTCAGGACAAGACTGCGAAATGTACGGGTGTACGTTTAAGTAAGGAGGCTGTCGGTTCTCGGTGGGGGGCTAACGGTAACGTCTTTGTCGGCTGTGACTTCAGTGGCAGGAATGTTGACTACGCCATAGATAATCTCGGTGCTTGTTACAACAGTTTCTTTGGGTGCCGTTTTGAAGACGGCGTAAAAATTCGTTTTAAAACTGAAACAGCAGATGGGTTTATCGCCTACAACACCATTGTTGGGGGCCTGGGAACTGAAACTCTGCAAGTTGAGATTGACAGCACCGCTGGCGGAACGATCCGAAACAACGACATAAGCTCCTCGGCGCGCCGTGCCTATGACTTTTTTGGGGACGATAGCTTTTTAACAGTTGGACGGTCGTTGACCCAGGGTGTGTTTGCCCGATTTTATGTGGGTAAGAATGCAACCCAAGCGAAGGCCGCGGACAATGATTGGCTTTTCGATATTTCGACGTCCGGCATTCGCACCAAAAAGTACTACACAACCCCGTATGCAAACATTACCCTGGACAACAAGATCACTCTTTCGTCTGGGGCAGGTACCGGCTCCGTCACGATTGGGCAGTTGTACGACAAAAACATACTCTTTGGCGGTGATAGTTTGCAAACGGTTTCGCCTGAGACGACAGAAACCGTGGCACTCGGTAGGGCAGATCGCCTTTGGTCAGAACTCTTCGCCGCAACGGCCACGATCAACACGTCCGACGCCCGCTGCAAAGAGAACGTCGCCGCGCCCGACGACGCCCTCATGCGTGCTTGGGGCAAGGTAGGGTTCAAGGTCTTCCAGTTCAAGGACGCGGTTGAGAAGAAGGGCGACGACGCACGAATCCACGTCGGCGTCATCGCCCAGGAGGTGAAGGCGGCATTCGAGTCCGAAGGCTTGGACGCCTCGCGCTACGGGCTTTTCTGCCACGACTCATGGGAGGATGAGTACGAGGACGTCACCGTGGTGGATCAGCCGGAGGTGACGGACGAGGACGGGAACATCACGACGCCCGAAGTGTCGCACGTGGAAAAACGCCTGGTGATTGCAGCCGGAGACCGGTACGGCATCCGCTACGAAGAAGCGCTGGCGTTGGAGTGCGCATACCAACGCTGGCGCCTGGCGCAGATTGAGGCGCGGCTGCCATAGCACAAAACACAAGCCCCGGGAAACCGGGGTTTTCGTTTATGTGCGCGTATCCACAACACTTTGCCCGATCATTCTCGTGTCAGTAATTCCAGGCCTTTCGCGGGGGTGCAGTTGTTGGCTTGCGCGTCTGGTTTACTTGCGGTAGTCAACGAGAACGAGATTCCCATGCAGGAACACAGTGAAGCGTATTCCTACCTTTTTTCCATAGGGGTAGCGGTTATGGCACAGGCAGCGATGGCTTTAAACAGAAAGGCGAAGGGGGAACCCTTCAGCATGCTTGAGTTTGTTTCGTCATTGGTGGCGGCCGGCGTCATGGGCCTGTGCATCTGTATGGCCTGTCATGCCTGTGGCCTGGGGTACGAATGGGGCGGGGCGCTGGCCGGTCTCGGGGGAATGCTTGGTAAGGACGCCGTCGTGGAAATTGTCCTGCCGGCGCTTAAGAAATACATGGGGATTCAGTGATGATCCGATTAGGTTGTACACAAGGCTGGACGAATTAGGTTGCACATTTCGAAGAGAATAAAAAGAAACCTCCGAAGCGGTAGGACGCGACGGAGGCTGAGTACAACGAACTAATAGAAGTTACGAGATTGATTATATATGAAATTAGCAGAAATTGTAGAGGCCTTAAGTATGGCTCAGGATTTGCCGATTTTGCTCGCTCTGCCGATTTACATAATTGCTTATGCGGCCGTGGCCTGGATGATCGCGAAGGCTGTAGAGGCGTGGCGGAGGGCGCTGAAGTGAAGTTTGGTTTCTTTGACGAAAAGGAGCTGCAGAGTCCCAATGATCCGCACAAGTCTCCTTTTCCGCACGTGGTGCGCGATGAGCTTTTGAATCTTTTGAACCGCATCCGCCGGGAGTGGGGCAAGCCGGTCATTGTGAACTCGGGCTATCGCAGTCCGGAATACAACGCGACGATTCCTGGGGCCGTGCCTAATTCGTATCACACGAAAGGCATGGCGGCGGACATTCGACCGGATGATCCGTCTCTGATTTCCGAGTTTCAGGACTTGTGCCTGGAGCTCAATAAGGACGGCGGTGCCGGGCTTTACGACGCGTTCGTCCATGTTGACGTGCGTGGTCATCACGCTTTTTGGGACTACAGGGGTAGTAAATGAAAAAATTATCCGACTCTCATCTGGAAGAATTGGGGGACGACGGTTCGCCTGCATCACACCAAGAAAGGCCGCGTCTATATTCAGGCGCTTATCACCGATGAAAAGCAGTTCGCCGAAGGGTACGTCAAGCTGAGCCGGCAGGAGGTTGATGACTTCATCGCTATCCTGACCGAAGCGAAAGAACTCCGGGCCAAGAAGAAGGGGAAGAAGTGATGTGTGAATGCTACCGACGGACGGAATTGTCGGATACCGTTAAACCGATGTTAAGCGCCGACTACAAAGAACGCTTCAAGGCTGAGTACCTTCAGCTTCTGATCCGAAAGGACAAGCTGGAGACTATGTGCTTCTTTTGGGACAAAGGGGACTTGGACTTTAATCCGACGTGCCCCCGTGAGCTTTATCAGAAGCAGCTCGACGCTATGAGTAGCTATTTGGATGTGCTTCGGCAACGGGCGAAACTCGAAGGGGTCGAGCTGTGAAAGACTACGTTTACATGGTGGCGGTCGTCTTGGCCTTCGGCGCGGGGGCTTGGTTGACCTCCGCGCACTATGACCGGGAAATTGCCCTCATGGAGGCGGCGCAGTCTGACGCGCTGCGGGCGGCGGAGAGAAAGAATGCAGAAGGACTTTCAAAAGCAACAGACACGATCAACTTGGCGCAAGCTGAGTACAACGATTTGCGCAGTGAGCTTGATCGTGCTCGCGCCCGGTTGCGCCACGCGGACGGTAACGGCTCCGCCGGCGGAGATTCCGCAGACACTCTTAAAAAGCGAGTTGCCCGACTGGAAGGCCTGGTTCAAAGATTGGCTGACTCTGGTTCAGAGTGCGGCCGACTCTATCAGCGGTGTGCCGCAAACCACGACGCATTAGCTGCAGTAGTAGGAGGAAAGTAAGATGGAAGCGGTAAAGGTATTCTGCCCGGAATGCGGGAAGCGTCTCTTCGACCTATCGCTCGAACACCCTCCGGGTGGTACGCTACGGATACGGTGTCGCAAGTGCAAGACGCTTGATGTATTTGACCTTTCTGTATACAATAAACCCGATCTGCAGAACCGTTCGGATTCTGCTTCACACAAGGCCCCTGAGCCTAATCCTTAGCGCCAACCGAGCGCACATTTCCAGAGAACCACGAGTTCCATGACAACAGGAGTTTTGTCATGGCTTTTGAAGAATCTTCCGGTGTCGCCAAGGCTGGTTTGACTACCGGCATCATCGGTACCGCTTTGTCGGGTTTGTTGGCCCTTGGTGGAAACGGCGGCGGTCTTTTGGGCGGCGGCCTTTTCGGAAACAACAACGCGCAGATGGCGGCCATGGGTGTTCTTGCTGAGAAGGACGCCAAGATCGCTGAGCTGACCGCGCAAAAGTACTCGGACAACCAGGACGCCGTGCTGTATCAGGCGACCCGTTCCGAGAACGAGAAGCTCGAAAACCGTCTGATGGCTTTCATTACGCCCCTGTCCCAGGAGGCTGCGCAGAACCGCGAACGCGTTGCAGTGCTCGAAGCTCAGCAGGCGAAGAATGGGGAAATCGCTGATCTGCGCGAAAAGCTCGTTCGCGCCGAACTTGGTGGCCGCATCGACGCTGTGGCGCAGGCCTGCGACTGCGGCATCCGTCAGAACTCGGCTGCCATTGCCGCCTTGCAGAACACTGTGAACGGCATCACGCAGACGATCATCCCGCAGTCCGTCATCTGCCCGCCGGTAATGCCGCGTTACAACGCGTGGCAGGCTCCGGCGACGACTGACGTGGCTCCGGCCACTCAGCCGATTTCCGGTACCGTCCGGGTGCAGCGGAGCTGACCATGAGAATGCCGATTGGAAATCTGCAGGTGGTGGTGCTTGAGTTCGTGCAGCAGGTGCTCATCCCCGCAGCTGAGACGAAGGGCGGCATGCTGCCCTTCTCAGTCGGCATCGTCGGGGGCCTTGTTGCGAGACAGGCTCCCGCGATGGCTGCCCAGTATCTTCCCCTGATGAAGTCTCTCGGGATAGCTGACGAACAAAACCGTATCGACGTTGACCTGCTTTATGAGGAGGTCTCGAAGAATCTCGAAGCGCATCCGTTCAACATCGGGCCGTATAAGCCGGATAAGGCTGATCTGGATAAGCTGCGGGAAATCATGAACCGCCATGGAGAACAGTCATGAACATGGATCAGACGAAAATGCAGTGCGAACGCGCCGTCACCCAGTTGACAGAAGAACTGGATCGTCGCCTGGATAACGCGCGGGATTCTTCCCACATGAACCGTGAGGAAATCTGCGCGGTGAAGGACTTGCTCAAGGCCCTTTGGTATGCGAAGGCTGTCTGCAAAGAAGCATGACGCCTTCAGGTAAAATTGAACCCCGGGTACCTTCGGTGCTCGGGGTTCCGTGTCTCAGGCGCTCGAAGGCGCTCGGAACATCTGCCCGACATTGTACTCATTTCTCGACGGTACTGGGGAGAAAAATGGGGAGAATTTTAAAGGTCGCCCGCTATGCCAATAAAGACAGGGATATTCAATTCTGACCTACCGCACCATTTATAATTTTTTGAAGTACCCCTCGAACGCCCGCCATTATTGGTTTGGGCGTTTTTCTTTGTTTGAAATCCGCACGCTCAACTACGTTTCTCCCTGCTTTCTCCCTATGAACAAATATGAACAAATGCGAACAAGTGGTAACCTTCGCTAGGGAGAAAACTAGGGAGAAAATTTTTCTCCCTGAAACGGAGGAATTCTCATGGCGGTCAAGATTACCCAGAAGAACGCCTCTGGCTTTCCTGCCGGGGTGTATCAAGATGTATCTCTGCAGTGCTTCTATCTGATAGTCCAAAAGGGCGAGAAGTATCGGTGGTGGGTTTACCGGCGCACAATCAACCGGAAACGGTACGACACCGGGCTGGGGAGCGTGGCGAAAGTTCCTTTGGCTAAGGCAAGGGCTGCAGCGCAGAAACTGAGTGCACTCACTGATGACGAGTTCCTGGCGATGCGTGAGCAGAAGAAGGAGAAGCGAGAAGCCGAGAAGGCCCCGGCGAAAAAAGACATTACGTTCGCCCAGGCGGCCGAACTCTACATTGCCCGTCAGTACGAAGAACGGTATTGGACGCAGGAGAAGTCAGGTGAGAAGACTTTCCGGAATCATTTGAAAAACCACATACTGCCTTTTATAGGTGAAGTTCCGGTAGACCAACTGACGCCCGAAGATGTGCAGTTGGTGGCCGAAGATACCAAGGACATACCGGCGACGCAGGAACGCTGCTTGTCGCATATCTCCGTTGTCCACACATGGGCTGGCTCAAGAAAGTATCTTTCTGATCCAGACAGGCGCAGCCCGGCTAGTAAGCAAGGGCGGCTACGGTTCATGATTCCGGCGACAAAAGTAAAGAGGGGCCATCGTGGCGCTCTGTCTCCGGAAGATCTACCCAACTTTTTCGCTGCCTGCATGGCGCAACCCCAGATCATCAGCCGACAGTGCTTTGAGCTTTCTATTTTGTGCGCTCTGCGTTCGGAGACGGCTCGCAAACTACGGTGGGAACACGTCAGGTGGGACGAGAAGATTATCGTGTGTCCGCCTGAGATCATGAAGGTTCCGGAGAATGGCCCGCTGGTGGTTCCGATGTGCCCACGTGTTGAGGCGTTTTTAAAAACGGTCAACCCGAATCCGCCGGCGGAGGGCTTGATCTTCTCGAATCATTGGGGCGAATTGCTGACCGACTCGATAATTAGCCGATATGTAAAGCTGACTCCGGGCAAATGGATTGATAAGCAGCAGACGTTGTTGCAAGGGAAAGAAGTCCGGGCGACTCAGCACGGCATAGCCCGGGCCACGTTTATGACATGGAGTCAGGACGACGTGCTGGGGAATGACTTGCGGTTTGACGTGAAGGTGGCGCACCGGGCGCTGCATCATAAGGTGAAAGATGACGGCGGGGATGGGGCCTACGAGCGGCAGACGTTGTTCCTGCGCCGGCGCGAACTGATGACCGCGTGGGCGGATTACTGTTTCAGTAAGGTGAAGGAAGCTGTATGAGACAGTTGAAAACTTTTACTTTAAAACTAAAAGGTGACACTGATTATCCTGGCCTGATTGAGATTAAAGCTGAAAATCTGATAGACATTGCAGATTTAGATGTAGATGTAGCAAAGGCCAAACTTGAGGTGCTATGTCGCTCGAAAGGATATAACGGGGTAATTGATGCCGTTTTGTTTTCTCGGTTTGAGCCTGCAGTAAAACAGGTGATGATCCATATTACCGGTCGGCCGGTTGTTTTCTCTGCCTTAACTGCGAAAGACAGAGTAGTAGCCGGTGGCAATGCAACGATTGGGTTCTTGTCGTCACGAGTGTTCCGGCGGGGCTTAGCGCTTGTTTTCTTTTTTACCGTGGTGGTCTTTGGGGGGATATTCGCTGTCCACAAATACAATCATATGATTAAGTACGAGGGGAGAAAAATCTATATTTCATGTTTAGCAGAACATAATTTACTAAAAGGTAATGAAAACTATGGGTATATATTTGATTTTGAGATAAGGAGAGAGGCGAATTTCGATAAAAACAAACAAAACGTCATCAGATTGTGTGATAAAAAAGAAAGTGACTTTGTTACAAAAAGAACGCTTTTTGATTAACAAAAATAATCCCCGTCAGATTTTCGTTTGACGGGGATTATTTTCGTGACGCTGCGAAGATGATCGCCTTCAACATACAACGCCTTCGGCAATCCATCGGTTAAGTTCGGACTCCTTAAACTGAAGCATTCGGCCCGTCTTTACCGGGGTGATGAACTTCACCTTGCAAAGGGTTGAGCCGCGGGAGTTTGTGTAGCATCCCCGCACCCAGTTCCGGATCGTGTCAACTGAGACGTTGAGGCGCTTGGCGACTTCCTTAATGGTCAGCAACTTTGTCTGCATTTTTCTCCCCTTTCCCGTCCCACGGCCGGAAACGCTCTATCACGATGTTGTACCGGGCCAACGTCCCAAGTATGGGTACATACCAATGTTCCCCGTCATAGACTGCTCCGCCTTTAAACTTCCCGCCTGTGGTGAAATGCCCTTCGCACTGCATCCACACGTTCCACGCATCAGCCGGCGGCTTTATCAGCGGGAATTCGTTCCAGGCGTCCGGCGTGTATTCGTCGTTCTTCCGGATTTGGTCGAGGTCTACGACGATCTTGGCGTGGATGCCGTCGCCGAACACGCGGACTCGGGCTTCTTTCCATTCGTAATCGATCGCGGCGGAGGTGGCTTCCTGCAGCTCCTGGGTGAACCCCGGGAAGGCTGACTCGATCATGACGTGCTTCGATTGGTCTTTGAGTTCGTAGCGTTTCATTTGGCGGCCTCCTCAATCTTCTCCGAACGCTTCCTGGGCAGCTTCTTCGTTTTCTATTTCTTCGGTTTCCACCATATCAGCTGCCATCATCAGGACGTTGGCGAGTTCTCGGGCAGATTCCGGAGAAAGGCGTACGTTTTTAATGCCGCCGCAGAGTCCTTTTTCGTCTGTCCAGTTTTCGCGTTTGATTTCCAAGACCAAAGCGCCGTAATCAGCTGAACCGGAAGACTTGATGATGACAGTGTTCGTTACGCCGTCGGCAATGGTTCCGGGCGTGTTTTCTTCTTCGCGGGTAGAACGGAGTTTCAGGGAAAAATTGATCTTCATTTTGTGTTCTCCTCAGGCGGGGTACAAGTTGTACCTCGCCTCTTCAGTTGTTAGGCAGGTTCGGCGACGGGAGCGGGTTCTTCCTCTTCCGGAAGAATCTCGATGCCTACGCCCTTCTCGGTAGCGATACCGTCGATCACGTCGGACGCGGTGACGGTTTCGCCGCGGTCGGCCTTCTCGTCAACTTCTACGGCGCGCTGCGCTTCGATGCTGACGGGGAGGAGCTTGAACAACCGGCGGATCACGGTCTTCTTCGCCATTTCGTCCCAGTGGGTGACCCACGGGCCTTTCGTGCCGGCCTTCGACTGGCTGCGCACGGCTTCGATTTCGGCGCGGCTCATCACATCAAACTGGAAACCGCCGCCGACAAGACGGGCCACGGCGTAGACGTGGGTCACGGGGCCGCGGTCTGCCATAGCTGCAGGGACGTGCCGGCAGTCCTCGTGCAAGCCGAATTCGTAGTGGAATTCGTCGGCCTCGTGCACACAGTGAGCGGAGATCGACACGATCTGTCCGGAACGACGGGCAAGGTCGATCATGCCGCGGTAGCCGATAATCAGCTGCGCATTCGGGCGGCCGTCGGAAGCCTTGCCGTTCCCGAAAGGGAGAAGGTAGCAGTGCCCCAGGGCCGAACCTGGTTCGATGCCCAACTGAGCGCACTGCAGCACGCACCCGTAGAACGACGTTGGGGAGCAATCAAGGAGCGCCGGCGTCTTGCGGCATTCGCTCATGACGATACGCGTCAGGCGCTCCGGCGTGAGGGACTTCGGCAGGGCCAAGGCCATTTGCTTCTGAAACGCCTTGCCGGTCACCACGTCCAGCAGAGAGCCTTCTTTCGTGGCCTTGACGGCGACGGCCTTCTTGGTCGCGGCGGGGTTGACTTTTTCGAGGAGAGCGTCGGTAGTAGACATTGTGTTTACCTTCTAAAACGGGCGGGGCTGGTGGCCCCTGCCCTGAGTGAGTGAAAAGGGATTGCGACTAGAACACCCGGAGAATCCGAGACGGCTCAGAACGTCCGGCGTACTGGGCCCAAAGTTCGGGGTCATCAGCCTTCAGCTGCTTGGCGTTGAACATCGCGCGGGACTGGGACTTGAAGGTGGCTGCCTTCTCGCCGCCGATGAGAATTCCTTCGTTCTCGCCGATGAAGCCGGCAATCTTGGTGGCGACGGCCTCCATCTGATCTTTGATGCTGGTGGCCTTGTCTTTGAGTTGGCGGTATTCGCCGATGGCAATGGCGGCTTCCGGAGAGGCTTCGACCATGGGGCCGACTTCGCGGCGGTACAGGTGCCGAATGTCGTCCAGGTCTTTCGGTTCCGGTGCCTTGCCGCCGAGAACGTTTCCAAACCAAAAAGCCTGCAGCGTGGCAACGATGGCGTTGATGGCGTCTTCGTTGCGGTCAACCTTGTACATACGGAAGTCGTTTCCGCCGATGAGCACGGCCACGTAGCAGACGTGAACCCCGGTGAGGCGCATGTACCACTGAACCTGCGTTTCGTAGTACAGCGGAATCTCGTGTTCCGTGACGATCTTCCCGGCCTTGATCTCGTCTTCCTGAGATTCGCCCCAGAGTCCGGACGCATAGGCGGACGCGGTCTTGCATTCCAGAATGGCGTCCGTCGTGATGAGCGCTTCACCCTCCTCCGGATTCTTGGCCGGCCGCACGTTTTTCTGAATCTCCGGCATGACGACGGCGCGGTCGATGTTGGCCCGCATCCAGTCGCCCTCACCGTCTACGAACGTGTAGCCCACGCGCTGAACCTTCATACCGGTGCGTTCCTGGAATTCCTTGGCGACGATGTCTTCCAGGATGGTTCCGAAGTGCATCGAATCCGTGGCCGGCTGCGGTTCGCCTTCGCCGCGCTTGTCCTGCCACAGTTCGACCGGCGTGCGCCACGGGGAGAGCCCCAGGGCTGCAGCCACGTCAGAACCGCCGATGCCCTTGGTGCGCTGCTGCAGCCACTCTTCGCGGGCGAGTCCGGTGATGGGGATGAGTTTTGTCATTTCTGTTCCTTTTAGTAGCCGAAGCAGTATTTGTTCCACAAGTCGTGGACTTTTTTGCGTTTGTTTTTAATTTCCTGAACCCAGTACTCGTGGACGAGTTCCTGATCCCAGAGATAGCTTTCGATTCTTCCGAGATCCCAGACTTCGATACAGTCTTTCTTTGGGGTCACGATCACGTCTGAGTACCTGACGTAGATGTGGAGTACCTCTTCCGGAAGTCCCAACATCCTTGCCGTCTGTTTCCGGGTGAAGATGGTTTTTCCTATCATCATCGGAGTTCCGTTGACTAACCTTCTCATGCTGCCTCCTCGTTGATTGCCTTCGGGTAGTACTCGTTGAGCCATTCGGCGGCGCTTTCGGCGCTGATGTAGTGGTCGATGGCTTCGATGTACTCCCGGTATTCGTTCCAGAGAAAATCTGTGTCGTTCATCCAGTCGTCGTTCACGAGTTCTTCGAACCACGTTGGCGGCTCGTCCGGGTCGTAGATCGCGCCGACGTGGATAAGGTCTTGGCGGCTCATGCCGGTGGGGTAGTTGCTCATTCGTCCGCCTCCGTAAACGCCTCGTCGAATTCGTTGTATGCCTCTTCGAGCCGCATGAGTGCGTTGTCGATCTCGACTCGGGCTTCCGGGTGATACTGTCCGTCGGACTTCAGCAGGTCTTCGCAGAGGTCAATGGTGTTAAGGCCTTCCCCGTAGGCTTTCTCTCCGACTTCACGGCGGGCGGCGTCTTCAATTCGGTTGATGCAAGAGTCGATCAGGTTCACGAAAACCTTTGCGAAATGATCGGCAGGGATGACGATGGCGCTCATGGTTGCCTCACTCGTCAAGGTTGAGGGCGTCCATCAGGCGGGAGAACTCGTCTTCTTCGAAGGCGTAGGAGTTCGGTGCTTCTCCGCGGCTGTCGTCAATCACGGAAACGGTATGCAGTCCGGTGTAGACGATGTAGCTTTGGCTGCCGCTCTCGAACACCATCACGCGTTCAAGCGGGTTGACGTTGAGCGGCTTCCAGGTGTTGGCGTCGCGGATCAAGTCTTCGTTGTGGGTGCTGAGATCAATCATTTCTTTCTCCGGTAAGGCAGGGCGCGGACAGAAGCGGTCTGTCGGCTGGTGCGCCCTTTGATCTGCGGCTCCCGAGGTAGAGATAAATGAAAGCTCCGATGATTAATTAAGAGCCGCAGATCAAAAGGCACGAGGCCTTTTGTGTGCTAGATGAACGTTGCAATCCAGCTGATGAACTCGGAAATCCAGTGGTACAACTTCATGCACCCGAAGATGACGGACGCGCCGAACATCGCGCAGAGCAGGATGCAGACTGCTCCGCCGATGACGTTCATCAGTGCGCTCTTCCACGCGGGTTTCGGTGGCGGCAGGGGCTTGCCGGAGAAGATGGCGGCGCAGGGTTCTTTGTAGATGTTGATGATGTCGGTCATTTGCTTTCTCCTTCCCCCGGCGGGATGATTAACGGCGCAGGGCCTAGCAATCTCTGCTTTCCGTTAATCATCCTTAAGGAGGATTCTTTTATGACTTTTCAAACTGAAGATCAGAAACACGATGAAGAAATGAAGCACTTCATTGAATTCCTCGCGGTTGTCCTTGGTGGTGGGATTCCTGTAAAACCCGTTCGTTTGTGCACCGTTCCGACGGCTTTCTATTCGGTGCCTCAGTGCGTTGATTACGCAACCGAAGCGAATTACCACGCGAATGTTGCTGCCTTGATGGAGTACGCGAAGCGCTGCGGGTTGTTCAGGAATTCATAGCCTGAACCTCAGAAGCCGTGCGAGGAAAATCCTCGGGGCGCTTCTGAGCCTCGAACTCGGCCTCTTCACGGGCGAATGCTTCGTCGTAGAGGTCGAGCAGTTTGCGGATGCGCGCTGCTTTTTTCTTGGCGTCGTTTCGCCAAACGGGTGCGTCCTTTTCGAGCTCTTTCGCGCTGTGTTTAATGAGCAGGGCGACTTCGGCGGATTTGATGGTGATGGTCATGTTGCCTCCGTTGTGGATTCTGTCCATCTAAAACTGACAAACGGAGTGTACTTTGTCTATTTAAAATAGTCAAGCTGAAGTGGACAAATTGACGGTAGGTTGATCTATGTCAAAAACTGATGGACGCTAAAGGCAAAAGAAAAGCCGCCCGGAGGCGGCTTTGTATTCGGCACTTCGATGTTGTTTCTTCTGCGATGTTATGTTTATGTTTTCGCAGTTCCTTGCCGATGAGAAGATTTTGCGCTCAGAGGGGTTATGGCGCAAAGAAATGGCCGATAATTTTTACTTTGCCAACGACGTTGTACCCCGTTAACGTTGGAACAAGAATCGGCGGATAGCGAACGTTGTCGCTGATGATGTTAAATCCGTCGGGAACCATCTGCAGGCGTTTGAACGTGTGGATTCCGCGGGGATTCTTGAGCAGATACAGGTCATCAGCATCGTAGTCTGTGACACTAGTATCTACGACGAGGAGGTCTCCAGCAGCTGCGGTTGGTGCCATGGAGTCGCCACGCACCAGGTGGAGTCTGAGTTCGTCTAGGGGCGAAGACGGAACAAATGAGCGGAGCCACGCGACAGAAACTTGCATGACTTCAATGGCCGGACGTAGTTGCTCGTCCGGATCGCGAAGAATCTTCAACATGATACTGTCCTTACTAGATGTCAGATTCCCGGCACTGTCCGGTTGGCCGCCAGCACCATATCTCAGGTATGACGGTGTTGTACCGAGTATTTGACACAATCGCTGTAATGTCTCCTCATCTCTTGGCAACGTTCCATGTGACCACGTACTGGCCGCTTGACGTGACTTGCCTACTTGTTTTGCAAGTTCTGCTTGGGTTAGGCCGCGTTTCTGCAGCAACTCCCTAAAACGGGCTTCGTAGTCGTTCATGTGCTTCTCCCGGATTAAAAGCAGTTGACAGAGTACACCCTAAATGGACTCTGTGTAGGTGCGAGGCTATGGACAAACGCCACTTCAAATGGATATAATTGTCTCACTTAAATTGACTGAGTGAGGTTTAAATGGATTTTGACTTGAAGAATGTCAACGTCGTTTCCTTGGCGTTGCTGAAATTCAAAACCCAGAAATGTCTTGCTGAAAGGCTTGGCGTTAGTAAGCAGACGATTTCGATGTGGAAACACAAACGTGTTAGCGCTGACCGTGTCAACGATTTTTCTGATGCCACCGGTATACCACGTTCATTGATTCGACCGGATTTGTATCCGGAAGCGAAAGAGCTGTAATGCTCATCGGCGGCCGTATGAACTATGTGCAGCTTCACTTAGGCGACTGGATCGCCGGGACGCTTGACCTGACGCCAACAGAACGAGGCGTCTACATGGATTTGCTCGTCCGGTACTACAAGGAAGAGCGTCCGCTTATGCAAGACGAATGCAAACGCATTGCACGTGGATATGCACCTGCAGAGCAAGAGGCTATGCACTACGTATTGCAAAGGTTCTTCACTTTGGAAAACGGCGAGTATCGGCAGTCGCGTTGCGACGAGGAAATCGAAAAAGCGCAGGCGGTTTCCAATAAAAGAAAGCGTGCGGCGGCGTCCCGGTGGGCAAAAAAGCCTGAAATCGATGCAAGTGCATATCCAAATGCAAAGCAAACGCAATGCGAATGCAATGCAAATGGAATGCTAACCAATAACCATAAACCAATAACCAATAACCAAGTAATAGAGAGAGTAAACCCAGTTAATACGACAGGGGGCGATTTTTGCCCGACGGTGGACGACTTCGGTGCTGCGCCTGAGGCAGTGCCCGAACCGCCGCCGGCTGCTACTGGGACAGGAGTGACCCGCACGCCGCTCTATCCATTCCCTGACTCTCTCCCTGAGGACTGGGGCATCGCTGCAGCAAAGCAGCGCCCCGACGTTTCGGCTGAGGCCGTCTTCCTGAAGCTGCGCGACAGGCTGCGTGAGCGTTATCCCGGGGAGAAACGCACCATGGCTATGTGGCTGCGCCAGTTCCTGCAGTGGATTGCCACTGAGCGCGTTATCGGCAAGCCGCTTGGCCGCGAAGAAACGCAGGAAGAGAAGCAGAAGAGCATCGAGAACGCTGAGCGGTTTGCTGCCGCCATGCGGAAACGTTTAGAGGAAGCCAACAAATGAGCAACCCGATTGACATTGGTCGCCTCAAGGAGGCGATGACCGACATGGCCGAGGTCTACGGCTGCCGGGCTCCTACGGATCGCTCCGTCGGGGTGTGGCAAGAAGTCCTCAAGGACTTGGACGCCCAGGCCGTCTTGAACGCAATCTACAACTGGATTCAGTCCAAGCCCAAGGCCGCGACGCCGTCCGATATTCGCACCCTGGCCGGGGCCTGGGTCAGCCGCCGGCTCGAAGAGCGGGAGGAGCTTGAGAAAGGCTCCGAAGAGGACTTCCGGAACACCGTCCGCCGTGAGGCTGATCCGTGCGTCTCACGCGCAATGAGCCGTTGGCGTAAGGCCATGAAGGAGTCCTACCGGACGATCAACCGGGACACCTGGTGGCAGACCGAATTGCTGGCTATCTACGGCACACCTGGAATTGCCACGGCTCAGGCTGACGCCGTCCGCATCTTCTGCCACGGTGAGCCGACTCAGGAACGCGTCCAGGAAGCCCGGCAGAAGGTCGCTGCTCAGAACGAGCGCGAAAGCCGGATTCTCAAGCCCTTCGCCGAGTTCCTGGCCGAAGAACGCGCAGCCGCCATGGGCGGTACTTGGGGGGAAGCATGACCAAACCTAAAACCATAGAAATCGTCAGCTATGACGGAAAGTATCCGAACCTGTGCCGCGGACGCTTAACGCTCAAAGTCGGCGGGAAAGAATACGTCACGCACCCCGGGGTGCTGTGTCCCGGTGAAGGTGCTGGGTGCAGCTGTGATAGCGATGGTAATTGGACGACGGATCGCGGCGATTGGTTCGTTTATCCGGAGGATCTACCGAAGGAAATCCGACGCTATGCAGCCCGGATTGAGGCCGCCGTTAATGAGTCTGATATTGAAAAGCCGTGCTGCGGCGGCTGCATTTAGGAGGCGAAATGATTAACGACGTTGATTTCAAAGTCTTGGCAGACCCTGGTTTGCAGACGGTTTCGGTTGAGGTCAAAACCGAACTGGATAACGGCGCGTGGTGCGCTACGACTGATCTCTCTGAGGATTCGGCTCGAAAGTTGATTCGAGACTTGGAAGAGGCCTTGCGTGTGCTGAGGGCGTCGCGTGGTGACTCCGCAGAAAACCTTTCACATGATTTTGGCGAGGAGGCGGTATGAGCGAAACCGTCGAATTCATGCAGGCAAAGACGCTTTACCGCACTGCAGTCGTCAAGGTCGAGTTGCTGGAATCAACCATCGGGAAGCCGATTCGGGTGAAGGACTCCTACATGGTCACGGTCTACGTCTATTCCGGTCACGGGGAATACGCAGTCCAGGCCGGGTTTGAAGGTTCGGATCCGAACTACGTCTACACGCCGCGCGCCTGGTGCCCGACTGAGATCAACTGCGCCAACGTCGCGCAGAAGTTCGTAGAGGACTGGATGAAGAAGGAGGAAGAGGAATGATTCGCGTACGTTCTAACTGCGGCCGTGTCGTCATTGAGATTGTAAAAGAAACCGGCGAAATCCTCTCGGAAACAGTGTCGGCCCCGAGAGCCCGGGAATTCACCCACGACGTGACGAAGGTCTGCAACAAGATCGAAAACTGGAACTGGGCCCCCGGTGGCGGCGCTATTCACGAACAAGTCATTCATGTGGACAACGCCTGGTACCCCATAGAGGAGCCTCCCAAGGATTCGCGTGAGGTTCTCATCACCACTGAAGGCCCGGAAGGTCGAAACATAGCGGTTGGTTTCTACGTTCCGGAAAGGAAAACCTCACAAGGGAAGACGCTGCCGGCGCGTTGGTTGGTGCCCTGCCTTGGGGTGGAGGCTGATGGCGTCCGGGCCCAAGAAAGGCTTATCGCGTGGTCTCCGTGCCCGCGCCCGGCGGTGATGAAGAAAACAATCAAGTTCCCGGACATTCGAATGGGCGGTGACTATGGTGTGGGGGTGTCGGCATGAATGACTTCGTTGTCGGTGCCCTTGCCTGGGCGGGTGCCGTTGGCGCCGTGGTGCTCATTTGTTGGGGCATCAACAAACTCGCGGCAATGGAGATCAAGGAGTTACAGAAGTTCGAGGAAAAGGAGGCTGAAAAATGACTTTGACCGCTTGGGATATTTATTGGGTGACGCGGCTGGATGAGATCAGCATCGCGCTTGGGATTGCGATTCCGGTGCTGCTTATTGTGCTCGCGCTCTCGACGTTTGTGTACTTCGTGACTGAGTTTGAAATCAAGGGGGCGAAAAAACTTGCGTGCGGGCTTGTCCCGTGGATCGTTGGGTTGACGCTGGTGAATACGCTCATCCCCAACACAAAGCAGGCCGCCGCGATGATCGTTCTTCCGGCAATCGTCAACTCTGAGGCCGTGCAGCAGCTTCCGGGTGAACTCACGACGTTGGCCCGGGAATGGTTGCAGGAATTACGGCCCGCGAAGAAGGGAGGTGCGAAATGAAAACGCCTGCCGGAGTTTCTAACGCTGTCGCTACGAAACTGAACCGCGCTTACAAGACCGGGCATGACGTGGGGCTTAAGGGCTCGGCACCTTCCGTAGAGGCCGCGCAGTTCAAGACGACACTTGAGCAGCGGTATTTCTGGATGGGCGTCTGCGACGCTCAGGTCGAAAAGAACAACAGGGAGGATGAGAGCGAATGACAGAGATCGTCGTGAAACTTCCCTGGCCCCCGCAACAGTTGAAGCCCAATTGGCGGGGACACTGGGCGGCCAAGGCCCGGGCCGTCAAGCGGTACCGAAGCGATGCGGCCTACCTTACCCGATGTACGACGCCGCTCACCTTCGATGGTTACGCCGGCAAGGTCGACATTCAGTGCGAGTTTTGCACGCCAGACCGCCGGGCTCGCGATGAAGACAACCTTGTCGCAACCATGAAGGCCGGCTTTGACGGTATCGCCGACCGCCTGGGCATCAACGACAGGAAATTCCACCACCTCGAGCACCAATATCGGTTCTCAGGGCGTCAGCGTTATGGGTATGTGCTTGTGCATGTTTTCATCAAGGAGGCCTGACCATGGATGACGAGAACTTTCACACCTTGCTGCCCGAGTGGGCGCAACTCCTTCTCCGGAAAGCGGCATCCGTCCCCAATACTCCGGAAGACCCGCGCAACCGGGACAAGTGTATCGAGACCGTCGACCACGAATTGCGGCTCCGGATACCGGGTGCATTTGTCTCCGACCGAGACGCCCAAAATGTTGTATGTCGAAAGAAACGATAGAAACCAGCCCGTCGGCCAGTCACATCACTGGGCCCGGTGGACGGACGCCGAAGTCCGGTGGGTACTGCAACTGCATGAGGGCGGCATGAGTTACACCCGGATTTCGGAAAAGCTGGACATGCCGCGGTCTACGGTGGCTGCCATCTGCCGCGGCGAAATCCGGCCAAGGATTAACGAGTTGAGGCGAGCATGACCGAGAAGAAGGAGACGACGAAGAAAGCCAAAGCAGCGCCCGCCAAGAAGGCCAAAAAAGGGGTACCTAATTCGGAGGCAACACAGTTCAAAAGCGGTGCTAAAGCGGTGGAAAGTGGCCGAAAAGGTGGGGTTGCGTCCGGACAGGCAAAACGTGAGAAAAAAATTCTCACCGAGATTCTCCTGAAGAAGTTGGCAAAGAAACTTCCGGACGGCGGCACGGTGGGTGAAGCCGTGGTGGATTCCATCATTGCAACGGCTATGGGCGGCGACGTCAAGGCCTTTGTCGCCATTGCCGACCGCGTTGAAGGTAAGCCCGTGCAGCAGGTTGACCTTTCTGGAGAATTGTCGGTGGCTGACCGTTTGTTGGCCGCCCGGGCGAGGATGCAGCAGAAAAATGATTGATGAGTTGAACCAAGAATTAGCGGATTTCATTGGGCAGTTCTACGCCGATCCCTTGGGGTATGTTCTCGCCGCGTACCCGTGGGACTCGAACCCGTCCATCCAGTTGTGTACCCTTCCGGAACCGTGGCGGGCTCGGTATCCCAACTGCCACTACGGCCCTGATGCTTGGAGTTGCCGCGTAATGGATGAGATTGGCCGCCAGGTGCGTGAGAACGCCTTTGATGGCCGGCACGCCGTGAAGCCTATTCGGATCGCTGTCAGCAGCGGCCACGGCATCGGCAAGTCCTGCCTGAGTTCCTGGCTGATTGACTGGATCATGAGCACCCGGCCCTACGCGAAGGGTACGGTGACCGCTACGACAAACGGTCAGCTGGCGACGCGTACGTGGGCCCAGATCAAGTCTTGGACGACCAAAGCCCTGACTTACGATTGGTTCGACGTGAAGGACGGCCGCGGCTCCATGGAACTGCGCAGTCGTGAAGCGCCCTCCGAATGGTTTGTCTCGGCCCAGTCCTGCCGCAAAGAGAACTCCGAAGCCTTTGCCGGTCAGCATGCCGCCAACTCGACGTCGTTCTACCTTTTCGACGAGGGTTCCGGTATCGACGACAAAATCTATGAGGTGGCAGAAGGCGGCCTCACGGACGGTGAGCCGATGTTCTTTGTCTTCGGCAACCCTACCCGAAACTCCGGCGCTTTCTACGACATTTTCCACAAGTACCGAGACCAGTGGACGTGCTTCAAGATCGACAGCCGCGAGGCCCAGATTACCAATAAGCCCGCTATCCAGGCCTGGATCGACCTCTATGGCTATGACTCCGACTTTGTCCGCGTCCGTGTCCGGGGCGAGTTCCCGAACGCGTCCGACTGCCAGTTCATTCCGCAGAACATCGTAGAAGCCGCAATGGCCCGGCCGTCCATGGAATTCCACCCGGGCGAGCATCCGGTGTGCGTGGTTGGGGTGGACTTGGCCGGCCCCGGTTCCGACGATACGGCAATTGCCACGCGTATCGGCCCTGAAGTTCTCAAGATTGAGGCTTTCCACGAGACGAGCGTCACGGCGATGTGTACCCGCATCAAAGAGCACGTCAATTGGCTTTACGACACCTACGGCTTTGAAAAGGTCTACGTCTTCATGGACAGCGGTGGTATCGGCTACCCGTACGTCACCCTGCTTAAGGAGTCCAACTTCCCGGTGAACGGGGTGAACTTTGGCCAAGGCGCCGACAAGCCGATGGTGTACCTCAACAAGCGCTCGGAAATGTGGGCCCGCATGAAGGAATGGTTGCAGGGCCCGATGGCTAAGCTGCCCGACGACGATGACCTCAAGTATGACCTTGTGGCGCCGGAGTACTTCCACCAGATTACCGACAACCGCCTGGCGCTCGAGTCCAAGGAGGAGATGAAGAAGCGCGGTCTGCATTCCCCCGACAAGGCCGACGCGCTGGCCCTCACGTTCGCTGAAATTGTCTACGAGCGTGCCCAGTCTGTGGGCCCGGATCAGGGGCGCGCCAGTTACTTCACCCGCGAGTCCCGTCGCAACTCTCTCTCCAACCGCCGCCGCTTCAATCGCTAGGGGGTGCAGTTGTTGCCCTCTTTCTCCGCCGATCATGCCGGCGAAGGAGGAGGGCATGACTATTTCTGTGCGGATGACGCCGGTCAAAGCATTGGCCGACGACAAATTCAGGTCGTTGTTTGATCTGTATGCCGCAGAGTCCGGCATCGAATCGTTCGGCAATTGGGCCGTGGCGTGGCAGAACTATGAAGCGCTGGAGAACACCGGCTGCCTGGTGGTGTATGTCGCCTACGACGATGACACGCCTGTGGGCATTGTCGGCTGCCTGATAACGCTTCACCTGCATTACCGCGTCCCGATGTTGGCAACGGACGGCTTTTTCGTTCTTCCGGAATACCGTGACAAAGGCGTAGGCGGACGCTTGCTGGCGTCAGCCTACCGCCTGGCTAAGGCCAAACGCATTGAGCACGTTGAGATCAGCTGCCCGCCCGGCGGACACCTCGACCGCAGTCTGTCTGTTAAGCCCTACTTCACCTTGGTTTCCAAAATCTACGAAAGGAGCTTCAAATGGGGTTAGAAGCAGCCGCATGGGCTGCCGTGGCCGCAATCGCAGCCAGTACGGCATCCAGTGCTTACAGCAGTGCGAAGGAACGACGCGTCCAGCGTGAGAACGCCCGTAAACAGGAGGCGGCCGCCAAGAAGCAGCTTGCCGCCGAGGATGAGGCGCAGAACCGCGCCAATCGCAAGCAGGCCGACATTGAAGGCTTGCTTGATGCCGGCGACACGTCCGGGGCAATGGGTAACTCGGCCAACCTGACAGGGGCCGGAGGGGCATCGGTCAATAAGGACTTGCTCGGTAAGGGCGGGACGCTCGGGAGCTGAGCATGAAGGCTAAAGCATCAGAGCTGCGCCAACGGCTTGCCCAGATGAAGGCGACTCGAACGTCCATAGAGCCGCTTTATCGCAAGCTGCAGCGCTATATCCTGCCTGAAACGGGGCGGTTCGACGAGGTGCCCGGGGTCGAGTCCGAAGAGACCGGCTACGAGTTTATCAACGACGCGACGGCCACGGACGCAATAGACGTTCTCGGTGCCGGCATGTTGGGCGGCATGACGTCGCCGGCGCGCCCGTGGTTCCGGCTTACAACGCGCTCTCCGGAACTGGACGAGAACACCAACGTCAAGCGCTGGCTCTCTGAGCTGCAGACCGAAATGCAGATGGTGTTCGCCAAGTCCAACGTCTACCAGGCGCTCAACAATGCCTACCTGGAACTCGCCTGCTACGGCACGGCCTGCCTGGTGGCGCTGCCGTCCGACCGCAGGGTTATCCATTTGCATGAGATGACCGCCGGCGAGTACTGGATCGAGGAGGACGCAGAGCAGCGGGTGAACACCGTTTATCGGCAGATCGTCATGACGTCTGCTCAAATGGTGGAAGTCTTCGGAGAGTCCGCCGTGAGCGATGGTGTACGCGAGGAGGCCAAGAACCCCGCCGCATGCTTCAGGACGCACACGGTCATCCATGCCATTGAACCGCGCCCGGACTACGACCCGACGAAGAAGGATAAGTACTCCATGCCTTACCGCGGGGTGTATTTCGAAGAGGCGGCCGGCCAGTACACCTACGAAATCGGATCGGATGAACTTCCGAACGCACAGGATCGAGTGCTGCGGGAAGAGGGCTTCAAGACGTTCCCGTGCCTTGTTCCGCGTTGGGCTATCAGCAAGCGGTCTCCCTATGGCCGCAGCCCCGGCATGAAGGCCCTGGGCGTCGTTATGGCCCTGCAGGAAGAGACGACCATCAAGGAGCGCGCTACGGACTACACGGTGAACCCGCCGTTGCTCGTTCCGGAAGAGTACGAAAGCAAGCCGCTCGACTTCGGCCCCGGCGGCGTCAGCTACTGCAACCTCACGCAGGCACAGCAGGTGAAGACCGCTTGGGACGTCAGGTTAGATCTCAACGCCGTCAAGGTGGACATTGACGACAAGCGCCAGAGCATCAACAACTACTTCTACAAGGATCTTTTCCTCATGCTGGCCCAGACGGCTCGCTACGGTCGCACAGCTTACGAGGTTGAAAAGCTCGACAAGGAAAAGATGCTGATTATGGGCCCGGTGCTCGAGCGCCTTCACCTCGAACTTCTCGACCCGCTGATCGCGACGACCCTGCAGTGCATGCAGCGCTTCGACCTGATCCCGCCGATGCCCGACGAGATTAAAAGCCTGGACAGTATTTTCGGGGAACGTGAGTACACGCAGAACGCCGAAGAGAAGGGGCCGGGCGACTACATCAACATTGAGTACGTGTCGATCCTGGCGCAGGCCCAGCGTGCCGCTGGCGTGGATGCCATGAGTACCTACGTTCAAAGCCTGGCCGGTGCCTCTCAGGTTTGGCCGAACGCTATCGACAATCTCGACGAGGACAAGTGGGCCCGCAAGCTAGCCGACCAGTTGGGGGTCGATCCGGAAATCATCCCGAGTCAGGAAGAAGTGGATCAGAAGCGCGAACAACGGGCCCGGCAACAGCAACAGGCCCAACAGCTCGAGTCCGCCAAGCAGCTCTCCGACATTGCCAAAAACATCCCGCAGGCGAGTTCGGCCGACGCCATGAAAGCCATGAGCGGATATGCCGGCATGTAGGGGGGTGCAGTTGTTGACGAAATCACAGAGGAAGATGCCGGCATGACAGCGAATGACAAACGCGCAGAGGCCAAGAAGAAGCAGGAGCAGGCCGCCCAGCAGGAGAAAAACGACTGGGAATGGTTCACTTCTGACGAACGCGGACTGCGCATTCTTCACCGGGCTATTGGCTTTTGCGGCGTGTTCCGCAACGGCTTTAACCCTAATGCGTTGACGATGTCCTTCGGTGAAGGGCAACGCAACGTCGGTTTGTATCTGTGGGATCGGCTCGCGCGGTTCACGCCCGAGAAAGTCCCGCATTTTTTAGAGATGAGAGACAGCGATGGCTATTGAAAACGCACCGGGTCAAAATTCAAACAACCCCGCCGCTGCAGCCGCACAGCCGGACGCAGCACCTGCCGCGGCTCCCCAGGATCAGCCCCCGGCCACTCCGCCGGCCACGGATCCGAAGGCGCCGGACTCTCAGCCTGCCGCTAACGCCGGCGAAGGTGACCAGAAACCCGCAGAGGATCAGGACGGCCTTTTAAAGGGCACGGATCCCCAGAAGCCCGAAGGGGAAGAAGGCAAGGAGGGCGATGAAGAAAAGCCGTCCGTGTTGGGCGCTCCCGAGGAGGGCTATCAGTTTGAAGGCTTCAACCCGGCTGACGCCGGCGTGCAGGCTTTCAGCGAAGTTGCCAAGGAGCTCGACCTGTCCCAGGACAGTGCAAACAAGCTCATGGCGCAGACGATGGCCGGGATTCAGGCACAGCTTGCCAAACAGCGCGCAGAGCTTCGGCAGCAAGCCTTGTCGGACAAGGAACTCGGATTTACGGATCCGGCAGTCGTGAACCGAACCAACGCGGTTTTCGGTAAGTACTTCGCCGGCAAGCCTCAGCTGATGGCAAAGATTCGCGCCTTCAATCTGGACGTGGATCCGGACTTCATCGGAGTCATGAAGCAGTTGGGGGCCGATATGTCCGAAGGGACGTTCGTGCAAGGCAAGAAGGGCGCCGTGGATACAGGCGTCGAAGACTATCGAAAGTTATATCCGAATACTCGTATGAACTACTAAGGAGACGCGAATGTCTTATGGTTCTGGAACTTTACTTGACCTGAGCCGGCTCTCGAACAAGGTGCCGGCCTCGGTCATTCACACGATCATCAACGCCCAGCCGTTGCTTGACCAGATGTGCTTCACACCGAGCAACGACGGGGTGAATAACCGTTCGTCAGTGATTACTGACTATCCGGAAGGGCAGTTCCGCCGCTTCAATCAGGGTACCAAGCCTGAGAAGGCCGGTGGCATCACGCAGGTTGATCCGACCTGCATGCTTAATACCTGGTCGAAGATTGACGCCAAGGAACTGAAACTGAATGGGGGTTCGGCAGAATGGCGCTACAACCAGGAAAAGCCGTTCCAACGCGGTATCGCGAGCAAGGTGGCACGCACGATTTTCTGTGGGTCTCTCAAGTCTGACCCGGACAGTATTAACGGCCTTCGTACTCGCTATGGCAAGACGGGTGCCGGTTATGAAGATGTGGTAATCAATGCCGGCGGTGAAGCGTCCGCGTCCAAGGGATTGACGGACATTTTCATCGTGAACTGGGACAGAACGTTGGTTCACGCTATCTATCCTAAGGAAGGGGTGGGCGGTCTGCAGATGACGGATCGAGGGGAACAGGATGCCTACGATGACCAGGGACGCCGCTTCCGTGCCGTGATTACGGACTACGACTGGGATCTTGGTCTCGCCGTCGAAGACCGTCGACAGGTAGTGCGTATTGCCAACATCGACGTTGCTTCTCTTACGGCGGATGCTTCCGGCAGTTTGGACTTGGTCGATATGTTGATTGATGCGGTCGAAATGTTCCCGGAATCGCTTGGGGCAGGTGCCGCCATGTACATGACTGCCCCGCTCCGCGCCATGCTTCGCAAGCAGATTCGCCATTGCAAAAACGTCAATCTGGACTGGGAAACAGTGGCTGGCCGCAAGGTGGTCAGCTGGGACGGCATTCCGGTTCACAAGTTGCCGACTTCCATTCTTCCGAACTACGCCAAGCCCATCTAAGAGGAGATTGAAAAATGCTTTTTGATAATGATCTCATGTTCTCGGACGGGCAGACCTTCTCGGCCACGGCCTCCGGAACGAAAGTGATTGACTGCGGCCAGGCCATCCTTACCACCGGCATCAACGGTGTTATTGATCTTTATGTCCTGGCTATTGTGACGACGGACTTCACCGGCACTGGCACGATTAAGGTTGAGCTGCAGGACTGTGATACTGAAAACGGCACGTTTACTACGGTGGCTTCAGCACCGGCCGTGGTGGCGACGAAGTTCGCGAAGGCCGTTATCCCGATGCCGCTTGAGCATCGCCGCTACCTGAAGCTCACCTACACCGTGGACGGTACGGTGACCGCCGGCAAGGTGACGGCAGGTATCACGACGAGCCTCGAATCGCATCAGCTCTTTCACGCGGAAGACTATTCCTTCCAGTGATAGACCGCTCGTCATGAGCAACCGCAGGGGCCTCGTGCCCCTGTTTTCGTATGGAGATTTAAATGGCGACTGAAGTAGATATTTGCAACACCGCCTTGTCGCTCCTGGGGTGCCGTGCGGACATAGCCAGTATCTCACCGGTGGAGGGCGGCCGCTTTGCGGAGGTGTGCGCCCGAGAGTATCCGATTGCCCGGAACTTGGTGCTTGAGGCTCACGACTGGAGCTTTGCGTGCCGGCGGGCCAACTTAGCCGTTTTGCGCACCGACCTCTTCGGGTGGCAGTTCGGGTATGTTCGGCCGGCGGATGCCGTGAGCATTGTGGCCGTCGTTCCGGAAGATGACAGATACTTTGAACACCCGCACGAATTCATTGTGGAGGCCGACCAGGAATCCGGGGTGAGCCTCATCCTCACAGATCTTCCGGGGGCCGTCTGTCGCTATCTGGCCCGCGTCACAAACACGTCACTCTTTCCGGAACAGTTCTGCCAGGCCGTGGCGTTCAAACTCGCGATGCGCCTTTCCGGAAACATCATCAAGGGGACGCCGGGGCAGCAGGTGGCGGTGAACCTTGAGAAGCAGTATCAGACGATTTTGGCGTCAGCCATTCATTTCGACATGAAGCAGCGCCGCAAAGATTTAGATCTCCGCGCGACGTGGTCTAAGAAGCGGGGGTTAAGAGTATGACCGTAGTTACCCAAAAGAGTTTCGCCGGCGGCATCATGGGCCCGATGATGTTGGGCCGCAGCGATGACCCCAAGTATCAGGCCGGCCTGAAGGTGTGCCGGAACTTTATCTGCCTGCCCCAGGGGGCCGTCCAGAACCGCCCGGGGTTTGCGTATGTGGCTGAGGCCAAGTATCCGGACAAGCGGGTGCGGCTGATTCCGTTCACGTTCTCCCGAGACCAGACGATGATCCTGGAGTTCGGCCACAAGTATGTCCGGTTCCACACCAACGGGAAGACGCTGCAGAACGATGACGGCACGCCCTATGAGATTGCGTCCCCGTACGACGCAGACGACGTCATGAAGCTGCATTACATCCAGTCGGCCGATATTCTGACGTTGGTGCACCACAGCTACCCACCAGCAGAGCTGAAGCGCTATAGCGTCCAGGATTGGCGATTCGAGACGATCAGTTTTAACCCGACGTTGGCGGCCCCGAAGAACGTGAAGGCGGTGAAGGCCACAACAGCCGAGAATGAAATCAACGCCGACAAGTACACCTTCAAGTACTGCGTGACGTCCCTCAACGCCGACCGCACGATTCAGTCAGAACGCAGCGCTATCGCCTGGTGCACGGCCAACATATACAACACCGGAACGACGATCAAGATTTCGTGGGATAAGGTGGACGGGGCGCAGTTCTACCGGGTATACCGCAACGAAGGCGGCGTCTACTCCTACATCGGCGAGACTGAAGAACTGGAAATCATTGATGACAACATCGCTCCGGACAGCGAGTACACGCCGCCACGTATTGATGATCTTTTCCACGCGGCCAACGGTATTTCAGCGGTGACGGTGACCAACAGTGGTAGCGGGTATTCGGATGTTGTGAACGGAGTGAAATCATTAACGAGCGTTGATAAATCTTTTCTTGGCAACATTGGCAGCGGGATAGAGCCGACGTTTACGGTAAAAGTGCAAATAGTTGATGACGGAAATTCTGGATCTGGAGCCAAAGCGACCGCGGAATTCACGTCAGATGTAGGCCCAGACAGATGGTCTGAGGATGGCTACAGACCAACGCGGTACGGCTACACGGTGACGGTTACGTCTATCAAGGTGACCAATCCCGGAAAGAATTACCTGAAACCGAGAGCTAAATTGACGCTTTATGCCCACCACACGACCACTGGGCAAGGATTGGCCAGCGGTCGAGAAGTGGACTCAAAATTAAGCACCAAGACGGTCACCATGCCCCGTCAGAACTTGGCAGCCACGGCCTACGTTACCGATAAGACGGGGCGTGGGGCAGAGCTGCAGCCCGTGATTGTCGGTGGCAAGATTACCGAAATTAAGGTGGTGAAGAGCGGGGAGAACTATACGGAGCCCAAAGTGGTGATTAAGGCCTCTATCGGTTCTGGGGCGACTGCCACAGCAACGGTGGCAAAGGCGGCCGACTATCCCCAGTGCGTGACGTACTTTGAACAGCGTCGGGTATTCGCCGCTACGCCGACGCAGCCGCAGGGTATTTGGATGACGCGCACGGGCACGGGGAATGACTTCACGTATTCCATTCCCGTGCGTCCGGATGATCGAGTGTCCTTCAAGATTGCCAGTCGTGAACGCCACGAGATTTTCCATTTGGTGCCGCTCAATCGTCTGATAGTCCTTACGGAGGCGGGCGAATGGGTGGTGACGTCCGTCAATTCTGACGCCATCACGCCCGAGTCGGTGCAACTCAAAAGCCAGTCTTTTGTCGGCGCCAACATGGTTCAGCCGTTGATTGTGAACAATACTGTGCTCTATGCGTCCGCGCGTGGTGGGCATATCCGGGAACTGGGCTACAACTACAACGCCGGCGGCTATGTGACGGGCGACGTGAGTATCCGGGCTGCGCACCTTTTCGACAGCTATGAGGTGCTGGACGGGGCATTCGCTAAGGCACCGTACCCGATTGGGTGGTTCGTTAGCTCTTCCGGAAAGTTGCTGGGGTTCACATACGTCCCGGATCAGCAGATCGGGGCTTGGCACGAACACACGACGGACGGGATTTTTGAGTCCGTTGCAGCCGTGGCCGAAAACAAGATTGACGCCATTTATTGTGTGGTGCAGCGTGAGGTCAAAGGCGAGGTGCGCCGTTTTATCGAACGCATGGGCGAACGGGAACACGACGATGATGCGGACGCCTTCTTTGTGGACTGCGGCGGAACGTATTCCGGAGAGCCGACGGACACGGTGACGGGACTCACGTGGCTCGAAGGAAAGACCGTCAACATCTTGGCCGACGGGGCCGAGATGCCGCAGCAAGTGGTGAAGGACGGGACGATTAAGCTCGACGTTGAGGCGCGAACGATTCACGTCGGCCTGCCGATTGATGCCGAGATTTGCACGTTGCCGGTGACAATTCCCATGAAGGACGGCTCCGACGGCGGTTCGGTCACCAAGAATGTCAACTCAGTGTTCATGCGCGTGTACCGGTCGAGCGGCATCTTTATTGGCCCGGAAGATGGTGAAGACGTTGAGTTCCGGCAGCGCACCACGGAAGACCCCGGCAGTCCTCCGGATCCGGTGACGGGCGGCGTGGACATTGACCTGCAGCCCGAATGGAGTGATTCCGGAGCGGTGTCCGTCAAGCAGAAGTCGCCGCTGCCCCTGACCATTCTCAGCATCGCCGCCAATATGCAGCTCGGCGGGTAGTGCAGTTGTTGGCCCCTGTGGCGTTGTGAAATGCCGGCATTACCACGGGGGCAACAATGGCCGGAGAATCCACAGGCTTGACGACCGTCCAGACCGCGGGGCTTTGGGGCACCGCGATTCAGGCCGTCGGCAGCATTTTTACCAGTTATCAGGCGTCACGCTCAGCGACGGAACTGTCGCGGATCCAGCAGCGTATCGCCGAGATCAATCAGCAGCGGGCGACGATTCAGGCGCAGGCAGCGCTTGCCGCCTCGAACCGCAACATCGCCAACATCACGGGCCAGTACGGGCGCTTAAAGAGTAAGCAGCGCGTCGCCATGGCCGCCAACGGTATCGCCATAGGTTACGGATCCAGCAAGGAGATTTTGGCGACGACCGACCTCTATAAGCAGCAGGACGCCAACACGGCCTATGCCAACGGACTCAATGCGGCTATGGGCTACATGAGCAAGGCGACGGCCCAGTATCAGGCGAGTATCGCTGCAGGCGGCAACAAGTCCAATTCCGGCCTGGTGGCGGCCGACAGTCTGCTTACCGGCATCACGAAGGTGGCCGGCTACTACGTGGATCAGGCGTCCCGCAACGCGCCGGCAGAGAACGCCGGCGGATCCACGAAGGATGCAGCGACCAACGAATATCCCCCGACCTGGGTTTAGTGAGGAGTGTGACAGATGGCAATTGTTCCGATGCCCGATGGGCCGCGGGTCAACCCGACCGTGCCGCAGGGAGAATCTGCAGGGCTTTTGAAGACCGGCGGCGACGCAGTGGCTAAGAAGGCGGCCGCGCAGGCTATGGAGGCTTCAAACGAATTTCTGAAGGCAACCAACGACGCCTACGAACGGATGTCCAAGGCCCGCGCTGATGCGGCCATGAACGACATTCAGATCCAGGTGAACGACCTCATGAACGGTGAGGGTGGGGCCTTACGGCAGACCGGCACCGATGTTGTGGAGCGCCAGGACGGCCCGTTTGTGAAGTACTACGACGATCAGATCAGCAAAATCATCGGTGACCGAATCCAGAACTTAGACCAGCACCAGCGCGGCTTGTTGACGGATCGACTGAAGCGTTACCGCGCCGACCGTCAGCTGGAGCTTACGAACCACATGGTGAAGGAGGCGGACGCCTATCAGAAGGAAACGGCCAAGACGTCCGGATCCATAGCAGCCGAAACGATTACGGTCAACCCGTCTGATATTCGCAGTGTCGAAGAGAATGCCAAGACGTACGCCGATTCTTACCGCACGATTCACCGCGGGGAGCCGGAAGAGTCGATTAAGAAGGGCATTGCCGACGGCGTGAGCGGTGCCATTGTGGACGGCATCAAGACCCTTTTGGCGAACGATAACCCGGAACAAGCGCAGGCCGTACTACGGCATTACCGCGGCGGCAAGCTCACGGCCTACGATGTTCTGAAGGTGCAGCCGTTGATCCGTGACGCCCTGCAGAAGAAGGCAGCGGCTGCAGCAGCGGCGCAAGCGGCCGCGCAGACGGTGAACTCCCTGACGCCGGAGTCTGTCGCCAAGTCTCGCCTGGCGCCGGCCACGGGGAAGGACTTTGACCCAAAGGAATTCGGTAAAACGACGAACATCGTCTCTGATGCCGGCCGTCCGGAATGGGCGCCGGCGGCGTATCTGCTTGGGGCGGATAAGGCGAAGGAAATCGTGGATAACTGGACGCGGGAGGTTTTCGACGCCCAGGAACGAGGGGATCAGGCCGCCGTCGCCAAGCTGCAGCAGCAAAACCCGCTGGAAGCGGCCTTGAACCCGCAGCAGAAAGTCGCCTTGTCCCGGTACCGCAACACGATTGAGGCCGTTCGTTCCGGAGACAAGGACACGATCCGCACACAGGTGATTGAGGCCAATCCTGACCTGGATCCGGCGACGGTCGAAAAAGTGACGAAGACCATCTTTGAGCAGCGGCAGTATGCAAACCGCGTGGAGCGAGAGGAGCGCAACCAGCGGGCGGCTCAGGTGTTCACCAACCTTCACGCCGGCACGGATATTGAGGACATACCCGCGGCGCAGATGGAAGGTCTGTCAGATCCCCAGAAAGCCGGTATGGCGGAGTATTCCCGCCGGCGCCGGCTTAACAGTTTCACGACGGACAGTGCCCTTTACTACAGCCTCGCCTACGACAACGAAAAGCTGAAAAACACCGAATGGGCCGACCTTTACGCCATGGCCGGCAGCTTTACGCCGGCGGACTTCGACACGTTGGCCAATCGGAAGGTGATGCTCGAGCAGGGAGCCGACACGAAGGACAACTCAGCCACGGTGATTAAGTCCGTTGAGGATGCCTTAGAGCGTCAGGGACTGAAGCCCGACGGCAAGACCGACAAGGCTTTTTACTCCCGAATCTCCCGCGCCATCGCAGACCGGGTGATTGACAAGGTGAACGCAGACTTCGGAAAGGGATGGGACGATGAACGGATTCGTAAGGAAGTGGTGGCCGCGGTTCAGACGCAATTCACCACCATCGGCACGCTTTGGAATTCGGACTACAAGGTGGCCGATTTCCTCAGCAAGGAGTCGTTTTGGAATGACAAGGGTGTGCGGGACATGGCCGACGCCGCGCTTAAAGCAACCGGTTATCCGGATCCGAATGACTTGGATCGTTCGGAATTTCTGATTACGTGCTTTCTCAATCCCCGGCGGCCGTTTCCGGGTGAAGCCCAGTTCATCAATAAGGCGCCTATCACCGAAGTACAGCAGATACGCCAAGCCTATCAGGCGGCGCACAACGGCGCCGAACCGGATCAACACACGATTGCGCGCGCTCTTTTGAACGCTCGCCTTGTCCGTAAATAACCGAGAAAACTATGACTGATTACGCAAAGATTCTTTCCGACATGGAAGCTGAAGACGACGGACTGCGTGCGTCTGAAGCGGTAACGCCGGCGGGGCAGACGCCGACAATGCGCTTTACCGATACCCCGGCCACGGCCAAGGCAGTGCTGCGCTCTCCGAACCCGCAGGGCGAGACGCCGACGTGGGAGCAGATGAGCATCACGGAACGTCTGGTGAACGGGCTTGAGGGCGGTTACCACGGCCTGCAGAAGTCCCGTGCAGCGACGGCAGCCTATGAGGCTGAGCAAGCGGCCCAGGCGGGGCTTTCCGCGTTGGTGGATGACGACGAAGACGAGTCCGTGAAGGAACTGCTTTCCCGCGACACTCAGGTGAACCGGGACTACAAGGCGAAGCAGGCGGCCGCCCGTGACCAGGCGATTTATGACTACGCCGACCTGGCGAAGAAAGACAAGGAGTATGTGACGCCCCAGGCGATTCAGAATGCTTCCGAACGGGCCAAAGGTAAGGGGTTCTGGGCTGGCCTCGGTGCTGCGGTATCTGAAATGGCCGCAGATCCATTGAACTCGGCCCTGTATCTCGGGACGTCGTCGCTTGGGGCCATTGCGCCTTACATGGCTTTGTCGGCCGCCGGCGGCGGTTTGTTGGGGGCTGCGCGCTTGACGTCGGCCGCCCGTGCCGTCCAGATGGCGACGATGTTTAAGGGCTCCTACGACAACGAACTCGGCAACTACTTGATCCAGGCGATGCAGGAAAAGGGAATCGACCTGCAGAACACGGACGCCATGCGTACGGCGCTGCAGGCGGATGACTTGGCCGAAACCTACGAGAAGGGAAAGAAGCGTGCGGCCGTGGTGGGTGCTTTTGACGCTGTGGCAGCCTTGGCGGCTCCGATTCGCCTCAACCCCAGCAATGCCGTTCGAACCGTTCGGGATGCTGCCGGCATTCTGAAGGCAAGCGGTCTGCAGGGCGTGGATAAGGTGAAGAGCATTCCGGAAGCCTTCGGGATGGCCCGCGCTGCAACGCCGACGTCACGCGGCGGCATGTGGGGTTACAACCTCGAAAACCACCTCACGCAGGCTGGGTTGCAGGGCGCTCTCGGTGGCGCCGGCGAAGCACTGGGTTCTCTCGCGGCCGGCGACGAGATCAACTGGGCCGACGTCCTCTTTGAAGCCATTGGCGAACTCACGTCTGCCCCGGTGGAAGTCGTCTCCATGACAGCGTCCGTGAACGCAGCCTACAACGCGCAGCAGCAACAGGCGCAGGCCGCAAAGGTACTGGGCGAGAACATGCAGAAGGTGACGGCCGCCGTAGCCGCCATGGGGACGCAGGTGAAGGACGGTCAGACGATTGCCGACTGGGCCAACGATGTCGGCCAGGACAAGTCCGTGTTCTCGTTTGCTCAGGACTTGGTGGACGCCGGCGTTCCAGACAAGATTCGCCAGGCGGCTCCGGAACTCGCAGCCCGCATTGAGACGGCAGCTCAGAATAAGGCCGACATTGCCATCCCTGTGTCCGACGTCGTGCAGCTGGCGGCGCAGGATGAGGCAGCGGCCAACAGCCTTCTTTATGAGTCCCGCGTAGACGCCGACGGCATGAGCCCGCGCCAGGCTGAGGACTTCATGAAGAATGGCAAACAGGAAGCGGTGGCAGCCTTTGACAAGATCGTGAAGGACACGAAGCCCGACGCCGAGATGCGTAAGGCCATTGATGCCGAAGTGGACGTTATCCGCAAGCAGCTGATTGATGCCGGCACGGCCGAAGACGTGGCTGACCTGCAGACGCGCCCGTGGGCGTCCTGGCTGGCTATCCGCGCAAAGCAGACCGGATTGAGCCCCAAAGAAATCATGGGCAAAATGAACCTTCGGATCCGCCGGCAGAAGTCGCAGAAACCCGGGCTGCAGCAGTTTATCGGTGCCAAAGGAAACGCGAGAATGGGGGACGATGCAGCGGCCGAACGCATGAGCATTGCTGAGTCCATGGAAGACCATGGTGCTACCCCTGAAGAGATCTACCGCAAGACCGGATGGGAGCGCGGGGCCGACGGGAAGTGGCGTCGCGAAATCCCCGACCTCACCTTAAAACCCGACGTAGAAAAGATGCTGGCTATTGATCTGAAGTCGTGGGGACGTGCCGGGCAGGTGGGGGAACTGACGGAACCGCTGTATGGCATGATTGAAGCGCCGGAGCTTTTCAAGGCACATCCGGAATTGGAAAACGTGATTGTCACTTTCGGTCACGCGGATCCAAGCGTACGGGGTGCATTCAACGGCCGCGACATTTGGATTAACGCGGACTTCATTGAAAAGGGCGACTTTGAGGGGCTGCAGTCCACCTTGTCGCATGAACTGCAGCATTACATTCAGGACACGGAAAAGTTTGCTTCTGGCGGATCACCGTCGGGTATGCCGGGGAAGGGGGACGTTCTTTTTGAGGATACACGTCGTTTGGCTAAGTATCGGGAGAACGAAACGTACAAGCGATATGAGGCGCTTAGTAGATCTATTCAGGGTCGCATCATCAGTGGTGGGTCGGACTTCTTGAATAGTCCTTTGTACGACGCACTCACAGCGCAGCAAAAAGAGATGGAAAAGTCGCCGGAAGTGGATCGGGTGCGAAAGGAACGCGACCGTCTCCGGAAGAAGTGGGGCCGCTCTCCCAACGTGGACTACGCGATTCTCAATACTCCCGACGCGACCGAACCCGTGTGGGATATGCTCAACATGGAGGATCCGGAATTCCGCTTCCAGGAATACCGCCGTATGGCCGGGGAAGTTGAGTCCCGCAACGTCCAGAAGCGCCGGACGATGTCTCCGGAAGAACGGGCCCAGACGCCGATCAGCGCCACGGAAGACGTCCCGCGCGAGGATCAGCGCGTAGCGTTCCAACAGCAGCTTTCTACGGCTATGCCGTCCGAGGCCTCAGTAAAGAAGGGGGGCTACCCGAATCCGCGGTTCGCGCGACAGTGGGCAGACCTCAGTGAGGCCAAGAAAAACAGCCGCTACTTTGAACGCGCCGTGGTGGCCATGAAAACCATCCCCGGCGTGAAGGGGGCCGTCGGCCGTGTCCGGAATGTCGGCAAGGCGTCCGAACGGATCATTGACTTCTTGGCCGACAATCTCGTGTGGCTTTACGACAAGATGCCTGCGGCTGAGCGTGACCGCGCTAAGCTGTGGTACGACGGCGGCAATAAGACGGCCCGTGTGTGGGCCCAGCGCTATGGTCTGCGCCTGCGGCAGGTAGCGGCCGTGATTGCCATTTTCAGCCCGCAGAATGGTTGGTTCAACAACATGACCAACGCCGAACGTCTGTTTGACATTTACTTTGGGGCCCGGCGAGAAAAGCCGACTCCGGAGATGCAGACGGCGTTGAAAACCCTGTGCGAGTCCGATAAGAAGGTCAGCTTTGACGAGATCAAGGGGAAGTCCCTGGAAGAGCTCATTGAGGCCGATCAGATGCGCGGGGCCGCGTTGTGGGTGCGCGCGTACGATGCTGTAACGAATCCGTCCGCCTACAACGTGTTGACTCCGGAAGGCGGTGTTGGCGGTTTGGCGAGTGTGCCCGGCGGACAGGGAAAGCCGGCGAAGGCGTTCTTCTTTAACCCGCAGTCCATCGCCGACGCCTTGTCGGTTATCGTGGACGGCAGCGTGGACAACGTCTATGACAAGATCGGCACGCAGTTTAAGGTGCGGGACTTTTACAACAACCTCTATGACCCGCATAACGCCAAGGCCGCGACGATTGATACTCACGCCGTGGGTGCCGATACCCTGACGATCCAGAGCTCCAACAGTCAGCCGGTGCAGGACAACTTCGGTGCCGTCGGCAACAAGACGTCCGGACAGAACGGCACGTACCCGCTTCACTTTGAAGCCTACCGCCGTGCTTCCGAACGCGTGGGTCTCAGCCCCCGAGAGATGCAGTCGATTACTTGGGAGGCCATACGCGTCCTTTTTGAGCCGAACCGCAAGAAGGCTTTGCGCTCGGTGATTGACGGCATTTGGAAGGAATTCGACGCCGGTAAGATTTCGGTGGATGAAGCCCGACAGAAGATCTTCGACGCGGCCGGCGGCCTCTCTAAACTGTCGTGGCAGGACACGCCTTTCAACGACCGGATTACGGAGACCTACGACCGCAGTGGCGTCACGCTTTACGACGACGTCCGGCAGCCGGAACCCGAACCGGTGCTCACGATGGAGGCCGCGCCGGATCCGAACAACGCGGAAGCCGTGGCTCAGTGGAACGAATTGTCGCCGGCGGACAAACTGGCGGTGACTCAGGAAATCGTCCCGTGGGTTCTCGAGCGCGTGGCCGAACAAACTCAGACCCACATCGGTGAACCTGAGCTGCAGCGCGGCGGTTATCTCGGTGACCCGAATTACTCCATTCTTTGTCGTATTGCCGATGGTGGGGACTATGTCAAGGTCGCCCGTCTGTTAGCATCTTATCTGCGACAGGACTCGGTTATGGCTATCAGCCAGACCAACGGCGAGGGAATGTTCTCGAGCAAGGTTATCCGAATCCAGCTGCCGGACGGCTTCACCGAAGCACAGGTCGATGACCTTTACCGGAACCATATCGACCAGATCCGAGACGCCAACGGCGAACGCCTGATTATGGGGCAGTCCACCGCCGGCGGCGTGATGATGTTGTCGGTTGACGCCGAGAATATTGACGAAATCAAGGCCGGGCTTATCAAAGCCTTTGAGCCTTATGACGGAGCGCTGACCTTTGGCGTTGATGACGCATTTACAGGTTTCCTGACTCCGTATAGCGAAGAGGAAAAGACAAATGCCGATCAGAGAAATGACGCCGGAAGAGAAGGCGGAGTTCGACAAGAAACATCCGCTGGGTACGATGCTGATCTTCAGTCCGAAACAGACCAGCGCCTGGCAGAAGCGATTAAAGCAAAAATCGCAAGCCGCCCAAGAGGCTTCAACCAAGCAGCAGCCTACCAAGAAGGAGTAGGCAATGACCGGACGATGGGTGGATACTCTGCCGAGGGAGGTAATGGCGGAGTACGTACGCCAGGCGAGGGCCAAACTGCCGCCGGAGGCTCCGGAATGGCTGGTGAAGCGACAGGCGGAATGGGACGCGAGTCTGGAGCACGAGCCGACGGAGGAGGAATATATTCGGGCGAACAACCGAATATGCGAGGAGGTTTACCGCTCCGTGCTGGAGGATTGTCAGACAAAGAAGCGGCCTACCAAACCGACAAGCACTACGGAAAGCCCCGGAAAGGATCCTCAAGCGTCTTAGGTTTCCACTTCTCTCGTGAACCGCGGACGACGCTGGATTCGTCGTTTTACGGGACGGGATTCCAGGGGGCTGAGGCTGACCGACTCAGTGACCCGCAGAACGAGGATATTCGTCACCGCATCTACTTCTATGCGGATGCCGACGCTGGTGTGATTCCGGAAAGCGAAGTCGGCCAGTATGTCCACACGGTCAACCTGGACAACGTCTACAACGTCGCAGAAGACCCGCTCGGTATTGTGGCTAAGGCCGAGGCTGAAGGCACCAATTACGAGCGGGACATTATGAAGGCCGGCTTTGACGGCTACTATCGTCCCTACGTTGAGTCGTGGGGACAGGGTGGCGTTGTTCTTGTCGGTGACCACAAGGTCGAGGTCGAACCTAAGGGCGTCTGGCGCCGTACGCCTCAGACAAAGCTCTATAACTCCATTCGCCTCAAGAAGGTACCGCTGGACGGTGCTCAGCTCACTGAGGATCAGAAAGCCGCCCTAAAGAAGATGACGGACAAGTACGGCTACCGCCGTGTCCGTGTGTACGACGAGCACGTGGACTATGACGAAAGCCTTGCCCGCGAGATTGATCCGATCCTCGGAAAGCGCCTCACGGTTTTCGCTTCCGCCTACACGGCTTTCAACCAGTCTTCCGAAAACGCTTTCACGCCGGACGAAGAATTGATCCGCCAGGCCGTAGACAATTTCGGCACGACGGACAACATCGACGAGGCGTTCTATATCCTTCCGGACGGCACGATGTTGGACGGCTCTGGACGTCACTGGGGCCTTGAAGAACAAGACGTCAACGGCCGTCAGGTCGATCACGCGGACGTCGCGGAAGTCATGGAGTCGAGCGGCGCTCAGGCGATGTATGACTTCATGGGGCGCACCGGTGCGATGCGCATCGATTCCGCCTACGGAGTCGCATCGATCTCGCGGCCGCCGACGTCGGCTCAGTTGGAAATCCTCGGAAGATCTTCCGAAGGGAATTACCTGGCCCTGTCCTACAACACGCCGGAAGGCCGCATTGTGGACGACACCGAATTCGATTCTGCTTCTCCGGAAGAGATCGGCACTTTCTTCGCTGAGGCCGAGGAGAAGGCTGCGCTCGGTATTGCCGGCGCGTACGCTCAGACGGCCTACCATGGTTCGCCCTTCAAGTTCGACCGCTTCACGCTGGATCACATCGGGGCCGGCGCCGGCACTCGGCAGCACGGCTATGGCCTTTACTTCGCCATGAACCGTAAGACGGCCGAGAGCTATCGTGATGCCTTGGCCGGCGGCGGGGAATACACGGTGAACGGGAAACCCGTCAGCCGCAACCTCGAAAGTACGGACATGGAAGACTTGGCCGCTACGTGGGTGCTGCGTGAAATGCCGGGGACGCAGAAGCACCCGAAGTCCACGCAGGTGAAGCGTGCAGCCGAGACGGCCATCAAGCGCCTCAATGAGGACACGGAACGCGACCAGGTGGATAAGGCGACGTCCTCCAAGCTGTGGAACGAACTCGCGAAGATCTACCGCCGGCCGAAGGACTACAGCTTCGAATACACGCCCAGCACGGAGGGGCGCGTTTACCGGACGGACATTCCGGACTCGGATGTGCTTTTGAGCGAAGAAGCCGCTATGACCGATCAGCCGGTGATTGTCCGGAAGGCGCTGCAGAACCTGGCGTTCGACCTGATGGCCGAAGGCATGGACGACCTGGACAAGGGCACGACGTCCCCGCGCGCGGATGCACGCAATAAGGTGATTGAACTCATCGGCAAGGATTCGGCTGAAGGGCGCGACGTCTACAGTTGGCTCACGGCGTATGCCGGCGGTAGCAAGGAAGCCTCCGAACTCCTCAACCTTTACGGCATCAAGGGGCTTGAGTACTTCAGCGAACCCGACGGCAACTGCGCCGTGATTTGGGACGATACGGCCCTCAAGATTCTCAACAGCCTCGAGCAGCCGGAACAATCCGGAACCCGCGGCAGCATGATGCCCAGCAACGCCGGCGACGTCCGCCCGGGCGAAGGCGGGGTAATGACGTTGATGGAAAGCGCCGACAAGTCGACGTTCCTGCATGAGTCCGCTCACGCGTGGCTTGACGCTGACACGATGCTGGCGCAGGACATTGCAGACAAGGTGTTGGCCGGCGGCGAACTGACGGACGGTGAGAAATCCTTCCTCACGAATCTCGGCGGGTTCTTCCGCTGGGGGCAGCAGGAAGGTGTGCTTGATCTCGGCGTGACCGAGGATCTCAAGACCGTTGCGGCCGCCGTCCGCACGTGGGCCGAAATGCCGATCAATGACCAGCGAGGGATGCACGAGCTCTTTGCTGAGGGCTTCGAATCCTACTTGCTCGAAGGTGTGTCGCCGAACGCGGAAATGAAGACGATCTTCGGCCGCTTCAAAAAGTGGCTGATGGACATTTACGCGCAGGCTACGCGGCAGCCGCACCCGATCAGTCCGGAAGTCCGGAAGCTCTATGACCTCATGTTCGCCACGGAACAGCAGGCCATGGAAACCCAGCAGAAACTCGGCATGCGTGCTTTGTTCGACGGTGAGATCGGCAAGCGCCTGGGGATGACTGATGAGGAAATGGCGGCCTACAACGCTCTCAACGAAGAGGCGACGCAGGAAGCAGAGGGCCTTGTCGCGAAGGCTGTGCACGGGGTGCTGCGGATTTACGGCAATATCCGCCGCAAGGAAGCCCGCCGCATTCTCCGGGAACGTCGGGACGAGGTGAACAAGCGCACCGACGAAATCCTGGAAGAGCCGCGGTTCCGGGCCTTGCAGCTGATGACTACCGGTGTCAAAGGTGAGGATGGAAAACGCATCAAATATCGCTTTGCTCGCGAAGGACTCAAGCATTTGGGAATCACGGATGAGAGCATCTACGAGCTGCAGAAGCGTGGTTGGGTTGCTGAGTCCTTCCAGCCCGAAAAGAAGTGGTATATCCCGGACGATGCACCGGAGATGGATAACGGTACTAAGGGCGGCGTGGCGATGGTGGTTGATCCGTCTATCGTTGCAGAAACCGCCGGCACGACGGACGTCGTCGGACTCATCGGAGATCTTCTCGAACTGAAGTCCATGAACGACGCGAAGACCGAGGCCATCAAGTCTGTGGCCTACAAGGTACGCATTGAGAGCGGCATGAACCCCGACGCATTCGACGAGTTGCAGTCGAACCTTGCCGCCCATAACGAAACGCGTTCCCGCTTCATTACGGCCGAATTTAATGCCCTGGCGCGTGCTCTCGGTAAGCGGCAGCTGATGGTGTCGGCCGCCCGCGAATATGCGGTCGAGCAGATCGGCAACATGAAATTGTCGGACATTCGTCCGGGCACGTTCATGAACGCCGAACGTCGCTGCGCCGCTATGGCCGAACAAGCCATGCGCAAGGGGGACTTCGGGGCTTGCCTTGAGGCGAAACGTGGTCAGGTGCTTAACCACGAAATGGCCCGTGCTGCGCTGGAAGCGCTCGACCGCTATCAGCGCGGGGTGCGCATGGCCAAGAGGGCGATGAAGAGCAAGACCGTTCACCCGGCCTACAAAAAGCTGATCCTGGCTTTGCTGGATGCCCACAGCGTGGCGAACATGACGGCAAAGCAGCGGGAAGAGTTCGGTAAACTGGCGACGGATCCGGCTGAGCTGCAGGAATTGATTAAGGAGGTCGAGGACGCCGGCACGCCGATTGAAGGACTGCAGCGCTTCATTGATTCGCACGAGCACGCCAAGGACATGACGGGGTACGACTCTCAGGACTTCTTCTCAGTCCTGAAGCAGTTGGAAACGTTGGGTCGCAACGTCTACAACCAGAACCTTGCGGACGAATTGGGCCGGATCGACGAAATCGTGAAGGAAGGCAAGGAGGCCATTAAGGAGGCGGCCGACCGCCAGGGACGTGACGTCATTGAAAACGAACGTGTGCCTTTCACGCGGTGGGAACGCTGGCGCGACAACGTGCACCAATTCTTGCTGAACCACGTCAAGATTCAGTCTTGGTGTCGAATCTTCGACCAAAATCAGTCCGGCGGTTTCTTCTGGAATTTGTTCATCCGTTCGGCCAACGAGCGGTCGACGTTCGAAAACTCCATGCGCGCTAAGGTCTCGAAGACGTTGGCCGAAAAGCTGGCCCCGGTGTTCAAGAAGAGCCAGGATGAAGACCCGGTGATTATTCCGGGATTCTCCAAGCCCTTCACCCACGGGCAGCGTATTGCCGTGGCCTTGAACTGCGGCAACGACAGTAATCGACAGCGCTTGGTGGACGGCGACTGCCGCTTCACGGATGATGCGCTGCAGGCCATTTTCGCTACGTTGACGGAAGCCGACTGGAGGGCCGTGGAAGCAGTGTGGCAGCAGTTTGAAGAGCTGCGGCCGCTGATTGCCGAGAAGGAAAAGCGGGTATTCGGGACGGAACCCGAGTGGATTGATTATCAGCCCTTCATGGTGAAAACGGCCGAAGGGAAAATCATCCAGGTGTCCGGCGGCTACTATCCGGTGAAGTTTGACCCCCGTGGGTCGAACCGTGCGGCCAAGTACGCCGACGCGAACGACGTCCGGCAGGAAATGCAGGGCGCCTATCAGTCCGCCACGACGCGCCGATCCTTCACCAAGTCCCGTGTGCAGGGCGATGTACACATGCCGCTTCGCATCGATCTGGCGGCCCTCTATGAAGGCTTCAATGATGTCATCCATGATCTTGCTTGGCACGAATGGCTGATCGAAACCAAACGCGTTTTGGACGGTGTGAACGGCCGGGACTCCGGTCTGCGCCAGGCGATTAAGGAGCGCTACGGCTACCTGGTGGCGAAGCAGTTTGAAGATTGGCGCAAGGACATTGCCACCGGCGGCCGCGACTCTGCCGACAGTTGGGTGAACCGTATGGCGGCCAATGTCGGCGTCGCCACGATGGGCTTCAGCGTCACGTCGGCCTTTGTCCAGCTGACGGGCATTGGGTACGTTATCCCGCGCGTGGGTATCGCCCCTGTGATGACGGCCGTCGGGAAGTTCATTTCGGATCCGGCGGGACTGCATAGCGCCATCACCAAGAAGTCAGAAGCCATGCGCCTGCGCGGACTCACGCAGAACCGTGAAATCGCCCAGGTTCGAAATCGCTTGGAATCCGGCAAGCATTGGTTCAAGGATCACGCCTACGTCATGATGACCATCATGCAAAACATCGTGGATTCCATCACGTGGCAGGCGGCTTATGACCGGTACACCCGCGAAGGGAATTCCGAAGACAAGGCTATCGCTATGGCCGACCAGGTGGTGATTGATACTCAGTCGTCCGGCAATGTGTCTGATCTGTCCGCCATTGAGCGCAGTCAGGGGGCGCGGCTTTTCACTGTCTTCTACTCGTGGATGAACGCGGCGCTTAATATGGGTGTCGTGGAAGCCATGGGTGAGAATGACCGGGCGAAGGCTGCAGCGCGGTTGCTCTTTATGGGAGCCGTGATGCCGGTGCTTGAGGCGTTGTTCCGTGAGGCGCTGCAGGCGCATGACTCGGACGATGACGACGATGAGGACTGGACGAAGCAGTGGCTTCGTAAACCTTTGGGCGACGTGGTCGAATATCACCTGGGGCTTTTCCTGGGGCTCCGAGAAGTTTCCAACACGGCCAAGTCGCTTATCGCCGGCGAACCCTTGTTCGGTTATAACGGCCCTGCCGGCACTCGCATGATTGCCAATACGGCCAATGCGATGCAGGCAGCGACTGATCCCTTGAGCTGGCGAGGCTTGAAAGTCCTGGTGGACATTGCCGGATCTCTGACCGGTGCGCCGTCCACGCAGATCAACCGGACGATCAAGGGGATTCGCGCCATCGAATCTGGCCAGGCTGAAGGCGTAGACGCCGTTCTGGCGCCGTTGTTCGGCTTCTCCGGAAAGATCGACGAGTAGGGGTGCAGTTGTTGAAGCGACGGCTGTGGAGAATCCCGGCATTACGAGGATTTCTCCATGACTGTCGCTTCTACACTTCGGCGCGCCGGGCCATATACCGGCAACGGGGCAACCCGCGAATTCGCATTCACCTTCAAGGTTTTCGAGGCGAAAGACCTTTCCGTATACCGATCCACTGACACCGCTGAAGAACTTTTGGTACTCGACACGGACTATTCCGTGGAGCTTGCGGCCGATCAGGATAACTCCCCCGGCGGCAAAGTGGTTCTCAAAGAACCGCTGGAAGACGGCCGGCGCTTGGCGATTATCAGCACGGTTGCTTACGATCAGCAATCAGTGTTCACCAACAAGGGAGGGTTCTATCCCAAGACGTTGAACCTAGTGAACGACAAGACGGTGATTCTCATCCAGCAGCTTGTCGAGCAAGTCGGCCGCGCGCTCATTACCGATCCCACGGACACCATCACCCCGCGTCAGCTGCGCGATAAGTTGCTCGCCGCGGTGGACGACGCCGTCGCTGCAGCCGGGGCGTCCAAGGCAACGCTTGCCGCCTGCGAAGCCATCAAGGACTTGATCGAACGCTACTCGTGGGACATCCCCCACCTCGTAAACTCCCTCGAAGAGGTCGAGGCTTACCCCTATGACGGGTACTTCTGGGTCAAGGGCTACGGCAATCCGGGAAACGCCGGGGAAGATATTTCGAACCGGTTGGTGGGCGGTGAGACGCTGGGGAAACTGTTTCAGACAATCGCGGAGAAGTTGGCCGATATGCTCAGTAAGAGCGCCGTGCTTGCCTCTCCGTGGTGGCGGACTCGTCAATTTACCGAACGCCTTGATCCCGGCATCCTTTTTACCACGGCGGTTGACTGGCGGGATTCAAACTCGCGGTACTTCCTGCAAGGGTTTTGCACCGATGGAGAGGATACCGTTTGGTTTGCTGAAATCACGCAGGACAACGCGTCTCAGCGAATTGTGAAATACACGGTGTCTACTGGCGTCCGAACGTCCGTGGATTACACTGATCTCTATCACGCTAATGGTCTGACGTACTGCAATGGAAAGTTGTACGTCGCGACGTTGGCTAGTGACGCGGCTCAGGCTATTGCCGTCGTTAACGCGGCTACATTGACGCGCGAAGGTTTTATCGCTTTGCCTGCAGCTAGTGGCGGCGCTATCGCCTACGACTCCTATACCGATCGGTTCTACACCTATGCCAACGCCCAGGTTTTGGTGTACACGCCGGACTGGGTATTGGAGCGGTCTATCCCGTGGAGCTATCCAACATGGGCTCCGGCGACAGGACAGGACTTTGGTGCATACAAGGGCTTGTTGTTCTTCCCGCGCAGTACCGCAAGCAGTACGAATGTTCTGCAGCGCGAAGAGGCCATTGTCGTGTTTGATACGGCAAAGTGCGAAGTCGTATGGAAGTGGTTCCTTGGGGGATCGTTCGCCGAGTTGGAAAGCGTGGACTTTTTTAAGGGCGCCATGCTTCTTGGCTTTAACGACAGCCCCAATGAAATTCCCTTCTATCTCGCAGATTTCGACTTGGCAGAACCGTCAGCGTTACCACAGACACAGGATAGAGTCCTCGCTGAAAGCGGGGCCTTTTTCGGTACTCTGATGCAGGAGAACGTCGCCATCTATGTGGATGCCTCGGCAGCCTACGCCGGGGATGGTACCGCGGCTAAGCCATTCAACTCTTTGAACCGGGCAATTTGGTGCCTGCAGCAGACTAAGAAGCCATACCGCGCGGTTATCAACGTGGCCGGGGACTTCTCCCGCGTCAGCGTTCTGTATCTGCAAGGACTGCTTCGCCTAGTTGTCGTGCAGCAGTGGTCAGGGAAAACGACAGCCGTTCTTCCGCCTCTCCGAATCAACGACAGTACGGTGCGATTCTCACAGCTCACGTTCAAGGGGGTTCAGGACTACGGCGGCCTGCGAATGATCGTTCACGCCGAAGGCGGAGAAGTCGATATTCGAAACTGTAGCTTCAACTCGGACGGCGCATCGTTGTCGCCTCAGTACGCCATCTATACCCTGCGTTGCGACCTGCGAATCAATACCCTCGACTTCTCCGGAATGTCGTCAAACCTTCCGACGAATTACCTCGTGTACTCGAACTCGGGCTCCTCCTTAAGTCTGTATTCGAATCTGGCGTCCTTTACTTTCCCCGACGGCTTCACCGGTGTGCGGTTCTTTGTGTTGGGGCCCATGTACTCGCAGTACAGCGATTGCCGATCCAGTATGAAATCAAATATGTATGTCGGTGCAAAGACCGCCGTGGTCTACGACGGTAGCGGCACGGGTGCTTAATCATGACAATCCAATACCATTCCGGCGTCGCCCTCGCCAAGAAGAAGGGCAAGAATATTCACATCGTGGAAACGCCTGTCGGCATCGGCGATATGTTGCCGGTGATAGCCGAAGGTTCGACCGTGCCCCGGACGCTGCGTCAGCGGTTCGGGGACGTGGTGAACGTCAAAGATTTCGGGGCGGTTGGGGATGGTACTACTGATGACACTGCGGCGCTCAATATGGCGTTGTCGTATGCAAAAAAGCGCCAAAAGTACTGCATTGCTCAAGGCACTTTCTTTGTTTCCGGAACGGTGGCTATTGATTGTTCTTGTGATTTTTCAGATGCGGAGTTTACAGCGCACGGGGCTAAGGTCTCCCCCGTTTTAACCGTCGGACAGGCGGAAACGACGCACTCGACGATGCGCCGCGGGTTAAAAATGCGGCTGCCGAAAGTGGTTAATTTAGACCGGAAAGGTACGACTTTTGACGGTATCGAGTCGTCTATCGGCGTACAAGTTCTCAATCTTTTTAATGCAGAAGTCCACGTTAGCGAAATCAAAGACTTCTACAGAGGACTTTATCTCTCTGCCAACCAAACGGGAAACGCATGGAATACCTACTACCTTAGTAGCCTGAGTGAAAATCGGTATAACTTGGATATTTTTCCTACAGGTTCTGGCTGGGTCAACCAAAACGTGTTTATTGGCGGTCGTTTCCTCTCCGATTCTCAGGACAAGACTGCGA